ACCCCGAAACTGTTAAAAAAATGGAAGAGGAAGCCAAAGACCCCACCTCAAAGATTTCCTGGAAAGATGTAGCTAAAGAAAAACGCAACGCTAAAAAATTATACTTGGATTATATGAAATCTCAAGAAACCAATGTTGAAGTTAATATTGACAACAACCTTGGAACTTTTGTAGATGATTCTGAAGTAATGAGGTTTATAAATGAATCCGAAGCTGAAGAACAGAGTAGTAAATGACTTATACATTTTCTACCGTACTTTTGTAGCTTCGATGTTTAGTAAAAATGTTCATGCTCCACATATACAGGAATTATCCAAAGCATTAATGAACATAGCATACAATCCTAATGCTAAAAACCGTTTATGTGTAGCAATGCCTCCGCAGCACAGTAAATCAAGTATTATCACATTAGCTTATACAGTATGGTTAATATGTAGAGACCCTACACTAAAAATTTTAGTAATCAATGCCGAATCAACATTATCTGAAAAATTCGGTATACAAATAAGGCAGCTAATACAATTAGTAGGACCTTTATTTGGTTTAAGAGTCAGTAATGTTAAATCCAGTAAAACTCACTTAATGTTTGAGAAAAACGGCAAACTATGCACTGGTGAAATAAGATTAACAGGGTCAACGGGTAGTATAACAGGCCACCCAGTAGACATATGCATAATTGACGATCCATATAAAGGAATCGACGATATTAGTCCAACATTATTACAAAAGAAAATTGACTGGTTTAACCTAATTGTAGAGCAAAGACTAAAAGAAGACACTGAAGAAAATGTCGACTCCAAACTAATTATCGTTCACACCAGATGGCATAGTGATGACCTTCAAGGCTACCTATGGGAAAATGACAGAGACAGTTATGACTGGATAAACTTCCCAGCCATAGATGAAAACGATAATATCTTATGGCCTCAATTTTACACTAGACAATTTTATGAGAACAAATTAAGAAGACAAGGAAATAGAAACTTCCAAGCATTGTATCAACAAAAGCCAATCGATGAAACTGGAGACTACTTCAACATCGACAAACTAATATTCCATGACGAACCATTCAACCAATACTACGCAGCAAATTGCAGAAGCTGGGATATGGCATTCACCAAAGTAGAAAAAGGATACGATGACAAAAAAGACTACACTGTTGGCGTGCCAATGTTCAAAATCAACGATTGGCATTACGCAATAACAGATTTTGAATACGGACAATTTGGAGAGGACAATATAAGTCATGTTCAAAGCATAGCCAAAGCAGATGGAATCAACACTCCAATACTAATAGAACCAGGTACAAAAGGAGGAGCTGCAAAAGAAGTATTCAGACTATGGAGTGAAGATTACTTAACAGGCTACAACTGCCAACAATCATTACCAGACGGGACAAAAGTAGACAGAGCATTCGGATTTAAAAATGCAATCCTCGACGGTAAAATTCATGTTTACATAATGGATGAACGTAAAAGACAATTATTCATTAATCAACTAAGAGCATTCCCAAACAGCAAACATAAAGATATTGTAGATGCATGTAGTTACGCATACAACTACCTTAACACTACAGATGAAGATCTTTATGGAACTGGAGATGCCGAATACTAATTATTATATTTTTTTTGGAGGTAGAAAATCCATGGGACTTACAGATATAGTTACAGGAATATTCTCAAGAAAACAATCATTACCTGGAACTCAAGAAGACCAATTCTACTATGGTAGTGGTAAACATAAATATAAGAGAATATTGCAGTACAAAGGTAAAAGATTAAACTACAATCAAGCTAAAAGAGTGTCCCGTGACACTCAAGTGAAAGTAGGACTTGACATTCTCAATTATTTCTTATTATCCAAAAGTTACATCATCACATCAGCAAGTGATGACCCTGAAGATGTAGCTATTAAAGAATTTGTTGAAGAAATGTTAGAGAACATGACAATACCTTTCCGTGAAGTAGATAAAAACTTGAACACTGCAATCAAGTATGGTTTCAGTGCTAACGAAAGAGTCTACACACTCAATAAAGATAATCGTATTGTCATTGATGCAATCTATCCAATTCACATGAGGACACTACAAGATGAACCTTTTGTGTTTGATGCTAAAGGTGAACTGATAGCTATTCACCAGGAAACTGATTATGGTAACGTTGACATTCCAATTGAAAAGATAATGTTATACAGTTTTGACGCTGAATTCGATGAGGTTGCAGGTCATAGTATTTTGACTGAAATAGCTGACTTCACAAATGATAAGAAAGCTATTTTGAATTGGTTATTAACTTATCTGCATAAGCATGAGAATCCAACTTTGTTTGCTAAAGTTGCTCAAGGTGGAGCAGCTAAAAAAGTGAGAAAAGCTTTGGATGCAATTGCAGGTGGAAAAACCAATATTACCGTAGGCCAAAACGATGACCTTGGAGTATTAGAAAGTAGCCATCGTGGTGAAACTTTCTTCAAAGCATTAACCTTATTTGACAATTACATCTTCAGACGCTTCTACCTAGGAAACCTGGCATTAGGTGACCCATCTCAAACAGGAAGTTATAGTCAAAGTGAAACTCAAATGAAAATGTCACATTCAGTAATGAATGGTATTCAAGAAGACAAAGCGAATAGCTGGCAGAGATTAATCAATGAAATTGTTGAAATGAACTTTGGTGTATCTGCCAACAAACCTAAATTTGCTTATGAATCCTTCACTGAAAAAGACTACTTAAACTTAGTCAATACATTAAAAGACCTTGTTACAGATGGAGTCATTGATTATAATAGTCCATGGTGGAAAGAATTAATCGCAACTACAGTTCAAAAAGAATCTGGCGTGAAAGTAGATACAAGTAATGTCAGTGAAGATGATGTGGATTATGGTTATCAACCTCCACTTCCTGGAGATGATCAAGTACAGGATATATTAGCAAAAGTGTAGGTGGTGATGTCTTTTGACTACAAATAGCATGAAGTTGAAAAGGCAGGTAGAAACCAACACTCGCAGAATGAGAATGCTAATGCTAATGGTAGAACAGGATATTCGTAGAAGGTCTCAGAATGCACAGGACATTGATGATTGGATGGAAAAATTATCACCTTTCATTCATGAAGATGTTTTTGTAACTGGAATTTATTCTGCGAAAATGGCAGCCATCATATCCAAGATAGCTAGTGCTGTAACAATTAGTTCATTGCCAAAGGGAATGAATCAATCTGTTACGAAAGGAATCATAAGTGAATGTTGCTACACTTACGTTAAAGGAGCTACCCGTGAAATGCAAACTGAAATGCAAAAGTTTGCAATTGATTGTTATAATAAGAAAATGACTGCTGTTGAAATTGGTGAGGCTTTAGGTGAAAGATTCAGTGATTTGACTAAGGCCAGATGTCAAGCAATAGCACGTACTGAAACTATGAGAGCTTCTAACTTAGCTAATTTGGTTCAAGCTAGGAATCGTGGGGCTAAAGGTTATACTGTTTTTTGTAATCCTGGAGCATGTACATACTGTCAAAAAGAGTATGGTGACTTTAAAGAGAACGGTGATTTCATAAATGAGGCTACTGTTTATGATATAAACGATACTGTGAATTTTCCGCCTTTACATCCAAATTGCCGCTGCACTCCAGCATTCATATACTAACTAATTTTTGAGGTAGATCAACAATGTTGAATGGAACTAACATCTGGACAAATGGACCTATGAAACTATGGGTTAACAACAAACCTGCAAAAGTCTACGTCCCAAAATCAAACATCAAATCAACTTATGACACATTACAATCAAGATTATCAACGGAAGGAAGCATTCCTATTGGAATAGACCACCTTCCAGATGATATAATAAAAGCCAATCCCATATTGGCTAAACTAAACTTACTCAATGTAGGTGAAATCACCGAAATTGAGTATGCCAATGACACAATCAGTATTGTCGAGGCCGAATTAACCAATCCACAAATACGAGCCTTATACGAGGCTGGTGAACTGGATATGGTAAGTATTGTAGCAAATTCTACAACTAGTGCATGTCCAAAAGATTACGATTACATAGTAAACAGCACTGACATCACTAGAGTAGATATAGTGGAAAAAGGAGCATGTCCAACATGCAATATACCAAAACCCACAGATTCTAGTGATGATACTGTGGTGTATGCTAGATACTCAATTAAACAAGAGGAGGAAACTAATATGGCAGATGAATTAACTGCGGAATCTATTCAAGAAATTGTTAACACTGCTCTTAACCCAATCAAAGAGTCTTTGGAAAAACAAGAAAAAAGAATAGCAACTATTGAAGAAAAAGTCAACGGTGAAAATGCCCCTGGCAAAGAAGATAAAGTTGACGAAAAAGTAGAAGCTAAATTAGCTGAAATGAAATTAGAAACTGCTAAAGCTCAAGTTAAAATGGGCATAATGGCTGGTAAAATCTTACCTGCTCAAGAAGAGTCAATGGTAAAAATGTGTGCTGCTGATTCCGAAGCATTCAGTAAAATGATGGAAGACGCACCAGTACTTGTACCATTAGACAAAAGAGAATCATTATTAGCTGGTGACGCTGGAGACGATGACGGAGATGAAGGGGAAGATGGTGACCCTGAACCAACTCCAGAACAAAAGAACGTTGACTCTGTATTAGCAAGATTCGGTGGTGAATAAATATGGTTAATCAACCAGGAATGGAATTAGAAAACAAGGGAAGCTTTGGTGTAACTCACATCTTCAAAGCAAAACAAGGTAACAGAACCTACGGCACT